GACCCGAGACCCGAAGCTGACGGTCACGTACGCGACTGCTTCCGTCTGGGATGGCCCCGGCATCACCATCGATGCGGTCATCGGCAAGACCGCGAGCAGCTCCTTCACTGCCAACGCTGTTCTGCGGGTCGCTCGGGCTGGCTCATTCACGGCTGACGCCGCGATCAAGCGCAACCAGACAGGCAGCTTCAGCGCCGACGCCACGCTGCTGGTTGGACGCACCGGGAGCCTGACCGCTGACGCGGTCATCTCCAAGACGGCCTCGGGCTCCTTCACCGCCAACGCTGTCCTGCGTAAGAGCCAGACAGGCTCCTTCGCCGCAGACGCGATCAAGAAGGTTACGCAATCCGCATCCCTGACCACCGACGCCGCTATCCGTTCATCGCAGACCGGGTCCATTACCGCAGACGCGATCAAGTTCAGGCCGACGACATCGACCATTTCTGGGGACGCGATCGTTCTGGCGACCCGGTCTGCGGCCCTTTCCGCGAACGCCGCGATCAAGCGAACCCAGAACGCAAGCCTGACCGCGGATGCCCTCCTTCGGGTCAGCCGTCTTGGTAGCATCACCGCAGACGCAGTTGTTCAGCGAGGAGCGACTGCGTCTCTTGCTGCCGACGCCGTCATCTACGCGACACGGGCTGGCTCATTCAGCGCCGACGCCGTGCTCATGCCCACGTTCCGGGCGGATGCCGTCGTGCGTCGTGTCCAGTCGGCGAACGTCACGATCGACGCAACGATCATGCCGGTCTTCCAGGCCGACGCAGTTCTGCTTCGAACGTTCGAGACGACGTTCAGCGCGAACGCCTGGGTCCAGGGAACGAACACGTTCGGGTTTGCCGCCGACGCTGTTCTGTGGCGAACGCAGACGGGCAGCCTGGCGGCTGACGCTGTCGTACGACGAGAACGATCGACATCAGTGGTCGCCGATGCGGTCGTTTCCAGGACGCAGGCCGGTGCGTTCCTGGTTGATTCCATCATTCGTCGCGCTATCCCGGCGAGCGTCACTTCGGACGCGGTTATCCTCCGGGCGATCACGGGAAGCGCTGCGGCTGACGCTGTTGTTTCGCGAACGCAGGCGGGGTCGTTCGCAGCAGATGCTGTTCTCCGGGTTGAGCGCGCTGGCTCGTTCACGGAAGACGCAGTCGTCTTGCGGGCCCAGGTATCGAGCGCGACGGCTGACGCGGTCATCTATGGGACGATTTCCGGGGCGTTCAGCGTTGACGCGACGATCATGCCGGTCGTTACTGCGGACGCGATCGTGCTACGGACACAGACCGAAAGCTTCGCGGCTGATGCGGTCGTCATGCCGACGTTCCGGGCTGACGCGGTACTCCTGCGCACCGCCGAAGCGTCGTTTACGGTCAACGCCTGGGTCCTGGGCGTCGGTGTCTTTGGTGTAACTGCCGACGCCGTCATCTTCCGAACGATCGGCGGTAGCGCCACGGCAGATGCGGTCGTCAGGCGAACGGCGTCCGGCAGCGTCAGTGCCGATGCCATCATCCGCCGCGATATCTCGAACAGCCTGACGACCGACGCCATCGTACTGCGGGCGCAAGGTAATGCGCTTACGGCTGATGCGGTGCTGTTGCGTGCAAGCACCACATCATTCACCGCTGATTCGTGTATCAATCGGACGCAGACCAATAGCGTTACGTTCGATGCGGTCATTCAGATCGGTCGGGCCGGGTCATTCACGGCTGACAGTCTCCTGTTGCTGCCGCGAGTGTCGAGCGCGATCGCCGATGCCGTCCTATTCCGGGAGATAGGCGGAACATTTACTGCGGCGGCCTGGGTTCAGGGAGAGGGCGTCTCCGGATTTGCGGTTAACGCGGTCATCTTCCGTACGCAATCTGGCGCACTTACAGCGGACGCTGTGCTACAGCGTGCTGCTGTATCGAGCGTCACGTTCGATGCGGTAATAAAGCGCACGCAGACCGGTAGCTGCACTGCGGATGCGATGGTCCGAAGGCCCGTCTCGGGCACCTTGGCAATCGACGCCGTCCTACAGCAGGTTCAGGCGACAGGTGCGACTGCCAATGCGGTCATCTTCCGCACGATCACCGGGTCCTTCAGTGCCGATGCCACGATCATGCCGACGTTCAGCGCCGACGCGGTCCTGCGGGAGACGAGGTCGGCGACTGTCACGATCGACGCCGTCATCATGCCGACGCTTACGGCGGATGCGGTCCTACGAGTTACTCGGGTCGGATCGTTCACGGCGAGCGCTTGGGTCCAGGGCGTTGGTGTTTTCGGAATCGCTGTTGATGCGGTTCTTTTCCGGACACAAGCGAACAATTTCTCTGCCAATAGCGTACTAAGTCGAAGTTTCTCTGATACATTCAGCACAGACGCCGTTATTCGTGCGAATATATCGGCATCGGTTACCGCAAATGCGGTACAAAAGAAGACGCAAAGCGCCAGCTTCCTTGGGGATTCGACCCTGCTGGCAGGCCGAACTGGCGGCCTCACGAGCAATGCGGTACTTCTTTCCCATCGAAGTGGCTCCTTTAGCGCTGACGCGTGTTTTGCGTCAACGTCCTTTGGAACCTTTACTGCACGGGCTGTGCTACGGCGAGCGATTGCCGGGGCGCTCACAGCCAATGCCATTCTGCGTCGTACGCAAGACGCGACGTTCTCAGCGGATGCGTACGTAACGTCTGCTGCTGTCGAGCAGACATTCACCGCAGATGCGCAGATCATCGTTGCGCATTCGTCAAGCTTCTTGGCGAACAGCGTCTTCAAGCGAAACATCCAAGGCCAACTAAGCGCTGACGCCTTCCTTCGCGAGCTCCACGGGGCGGCCTTCACGGCTGATGCGATTGTTCGGCAACTTTCTGAACAGACGCTCTCCGCGAGTGCCGTCATCTTCAGAAGCGCTGCACAAAGCTTTGTGGTGGATGCCTGGATCAGGACCATCCATCCAGAAGCTATCTCAACTGCTATCACAGCACAGACCATCACTGGTGCGATCACTGGTGGAACAGTTAGCGGGTCGATTGCTGCAGCAACCATCTCAGGAAAGATAACGACGAACAGCCTATCGGCGACTATCGAAGTCGATCTCATCAAGGGAGCGATATGAGCATCCTGACTCTCGTTCAGGGCGATACCGCCCCCATCCTGCGCGGCACTATCACCGACGATGAGACTGGGCAGCCGTTGGACCTATCGAATTGCGACGTCTACTTCCAGATGCGGAAGAAGGATGATCAGCGTTACACCATCAATGCCCCCTGTTCTATCACCAGTGAAGAGAACGGCACGGTGGCATACGAGATCGCGGCCAACGATCTGAATACTCCTGGTGAATACCAAGGGCAGTTCGAGGTTCACTACCAAGATACGACCGAGCAAACGACGCACAACGTCGTGACGATATTCGTCAGGCGTCAGTAGTCCTCACTCCTCGGAGGGGATGTGGCCAAGGTCTTGTGGTTAGGCGATGCCGGAGCCCATTCGGGTTTCGCCACCGTCACGGAGTCGATCGGTAACCGGTTAGTCACGGACTATGGTCATGAGATCCACTGCCTCGCAGTCAATTGGCGTGGTGACTATTGGCCAACACAACTGCGAATGTATCTCCCGACGTCGAAACAGCCGGACGATATCTATGGTCGTAGCCGGTATGTCGAGATGCTCGACAAGGTAAAGCCCGATGTCGTGATCATGCTCAATGATCCGGAGATCATCATTCGTCACCTCATTGATAATCCATGGGATACCGAGCGGGCGCTGCTTCGGTACGGACACCTTCTCACGTATCTCCCGATCGATGGATATAACAATCCACCGGCTTGGGAGGCACTGAGTGGCATCGTCAAACGAGTGGCGATGTCCAAGTTCGGCCAAGCCGCGATGCCCGGCTCTGAGCTTGTGTATCACGGGGTCGATGTAAAAACCTTCGTCCCCCAGAAGAAGAAGGACGCTAAGCGGGCGACTGGCTTTGATCCAGATCGTTTCCTTATTCTTCGGGTCGATAAGAACTCTCTTCGCAAGAATTACGCTGATACATGGCGGGCACTTCGGCCGATATTGCGGAAGTACAGCGACATCGATGTCCACTTCCACTGTCAGCCAAATGCTCAGGATGGGATAAATATCCGAGCCTTTATCAGTGGTGACGAAGATATTCGCGACAGGGTGTCCTTTTCCAGGGACCTTGGCGGGTTTACCGGCTGGGATGATTCCCAGATGGTGGCTCTGTACTCTGCCGCTGATCTCTTTGTTTCTACGTCTATGGGTGAGGGATTCGGCCTGACCATCGCAGAAGCGCTGGCTTGCGGAACCCCAGTCATTGCCCAGAACGTTTCTGCCATCACTGAGGTGGTTGGTCCGGGCGGAATCCTTATCGACCCCGCTCGCCCGTTCACCGTTCCGATGGGGCAGGAACAGATGTTGCCCGACGTTGAGGGCTTCACCCGCGAGATCGAACATCTCTATCTCGCTGGAGGAGTCCGACGAAAGTTAGGAATCGCAGGCCGGGAACACGTCGAGCAGTCCTTTTCATGGGACGAAGCGGCTCGTGAGTTCAATCGCCTGATCACGGAACTGGCTAACCCCAGTGTCCCGCAGGAGGAAACGCATGGCTAATCCAAAGTTCCAGATCTTCACCGGATTGCTCAAGGCCTACGAAGGGCCGGACGGTTCGAAGCGGTTCCGTACGACCGCCAGCTCAACGATCAGCGATCTGGCTAAGGACGAGATCCTTGTGCCTGGTATCGAGAAGATGGCAGAGAAGGCCAAGGGCAATCTGACTATCTTCCTCAATCACGAATATCGCGTGCCGGAAGACGTACTCGGCTCCGTCGAGGAGACGTCGATGCACACCCGTGGTGTCGATAGCGAGGGAAATCCCATCGTGGACCTCGACTTCGATGTCCGGTTGAACGAGTCCAATCCGCGCGCCGTACAGACATACGAGGCCATCAAGTCCGGCGTAAAGCTGGGTACCAGCATCGGCGCCATCGTGCGCTCTGCTGAAAAGAAGAAGGGTGGCGGACTTCGCATCTCAGACCTGGAGCTCCTGGAGGCCTCCATCGTGGGCATCCCGGCGAATCCTCGTTCATGGGTTCAGTACGCCGTGAAGTCCATCAACGCGCTCGATGACGTGTCGTCCTTTCTGATCGACGAGGAGTCGGTCATCAAGGAAGCCGAGGACATCATCGACACCATCGCCGCTGAGCAATCGATCGTCGCCGACTTCCCGCCCGATAAGGGCAAGGGTGGTTGCCCGGACTGCGGTAAGGGCAAGGGCGCTGGTGGTGATTGCAAGAATTCCTTCCATTCCGCTAAGGACCTCGAACCTGAGGTAACCGAAGTGGAGCTTGATAAAGAAGCTGATCGGACACGGGTCACCGTGACCGTTGATAGCGAAGGCACGCAGGACGCTTCCAAGAGCCCCCCTGAGCTCGTGCTGCCGACGCTGGCTGACGAAGACCGCGCCGATGTCCCAGTCGAACCGGACCAGAACGATCTCGGTGACACCATCACCGTTTCGGTCGAACCGGAACTGGTCAAGGCAGAAGAAATCGTCGAAGGCACAAAGGAAGAGGCCGCGCTTGCGGACTTTTTCCAGACAGCAGATTTTGCTGAGCTTGTGAAGAAGCTCCAGTCCGTCGTCGTCGAGTTGACGGAGAAGGACGCGGCGCTTCGAACAACCGCAGCAGAACGGGACGAAGCAAAGGAAAACCTCATCGTCGCCAAGGAAATCATCGATCGAATCGCTGATCTCCCGGTGGGTCGCAAGACCCGCTTCAGCGGAGCCGTCAACGACTTCAGGAAGCGATTTCCCCAGTACGACGAAGAGTTCATGAAGTTCTTGGAGAAGTAAATGGCAATTGACCCGACGCTGAAAAGCGTTCTCGAATCTCTCGAAGACATCGGTAAGCAGCTCTCGGCACTCAACGACACTCCGAATACCGCTCCGGTGGAGCCGGTTATCAAGGGTGTCGCTGATGATGCGACGGATATCTTTACCCGTCGTGCGATGTCGCTGTCCGATCAGATGGAGCTTCGGACGAAGCTCAAGACCAAGTCGACCGCAGAACTGAGCGCGATGTTCGGTATCCAGGCCCAGCGCCACGATGCCGGTATCCCGTTCGACATGTGGGCGAACGCTGGTGGTGGTTCCGTGCAGGCGGCCATCGGGCAGGACATCAACCTGTCCAAGGCTCTCGACACGGGCGGGGCGAGTGCGCTCATCCGCCAGGACCTGGAGCCCATCCTGTATGAGCTCTATGTCCGTGAGTTCCCGGCTTGGGAGCGGTTCTCGAAGGAGCCCGCGAACGGCTTGGTTCACGCGTACAACCAGATCACCAACTTCGGTGACGCCCAGTTCATGACTGAACTCGGCACCGTGACCGACGATCAGACCACGTACACGCGCAAGACGACCCCCGTGTCGGTCATCGCGACCCGGCGTGGCACCTCGCTCCGCTCCCAGTACGCCGTGCGTGCCGGTGGCATGAGCTGGAATCCTGAGCAGCTGGAACTTCAGGGCGGCCTGCGCGCAATCGCGCATCGCATGCAGAAGACCATCTTCCAGGGTCAGGCCACGAACTCCGGTGGTACTGCCTCGAATGAGTACGGTGCCTATGACGTCAACTCGTTTGACGGTCTGCGGGACATCCTCAATCAGGCTATCGCCAAGGACTGCGACCCGACTTCCGGAACGCCGGAAGACATGCGCGAGTTCATCGACCGGGCAACGGAAGAGATCGTCAACGCCGGTGGTACGGCCAACGCGATCTATTGCCGCCCGACCGAGAAGATCACGTTCGACCTCCAGCAGGACAAGAACGTGCGGTACATGAACCAGTTCACGAACGTCACTCCTGGCGTTCTGACGAACGCGGTCAATACCATCCTCGGGCCGCTCCCGCTCATCGTCATCCCCGGCGACTCCATCGGGCACTACACACATTCGGCGACTGATGTCGCGGATATGTACATCCTCGATGAGTCCACCGTCTCCATGCCGTATCTCGGTTCCGAGGGCGTCACCGTTCTCGATATCCCGATCGGTATCAGCGGTCAGCTCACACACCTGTACATCATGTTCGGGATGTGGGGCCTGGTCGTGAAGGCGCTGCCGTTCAGTAACAAGGTCCGCATCAAGCAGGCCTAGGCGTATATCCCAAGCGGGGAGGGCCCCCCTTCCCTCCCCGCTTTCTTTCTTGAGGGTGAGGTGATTCAGATTTACCTAACACCTTCGAGGTATCGAGCTGCCGGTTTCGGCGTCGATGTCTCTGACATCGAAGATGCCGAACTGCGTTCCGTCCTTGCCAGAGCTTCAGCTCTGGTGGATGTGTACTGCGCCATCCCGACCATCCCGCAGCGGTATTCATTCCGTGGCGGGACGGTTGTTGGCGAGCAGCATCCGTGGACCTTGGGGACAGAAGTGACGTGGACGACACGGCGCATCTATCCGAACCAGGGCCCGATCAGGACGGTTAGCAGCTTCGTGGTGAAGTTCACCAATACATATCAGGTGACCATCGCCCCGAGTGATCTGTACATCAACAAGTCCCAGGGTTGGGCCGAGGTCGTATCGCTTGCCGCAGTGGTAACCGGTATGTATCCGGTCGGTATCAACTTCGGGCTGTACACCCCGGTCGCTGAAGTCGATTACACCTACGGCTGGGAGTTCCCGGTCGAGGGGGATCGGCTATACGCGGTCGACGGCAATACATTCCAGGCCACCCGTGGGTCATGGACGACTGACCCTGAGCCAATCATCTATGTCGATGGTGCGGTTCAGACAGCGGACTTCACGATCGATTACGAAGAAGGTGAGGTCACCTTCGACGATCCCCAGACGGCGACAGCCAAGATCACAGCCGATTACACCTACACCTTGCCCGACCCGATCTCCGAAGCAACAGGCTTGATCGCTACGGCTTCCCTTGGTGAGCGCCACCTGGCCGCCATCGGTATGTCAGGACTGTCGTCCTTCAAGGTCGCAGAGGTCGCATTTGCTCGGTCGAATCGTGGGGTGTTCGGACTGGAGCAGGCGTCGACTATCCCGCCAGCTGCGGCAAGCTTGCTCGATCCATATGCGTTTAGATCGATCGGTTCGAGTCGATGACCGGCTTGCTATCCACGAGCCAGCTCAATGCCTTGTCTAATCTAGTAAGGCGAGGCTTTACGACCGATATCACGATCTGTGATCACGTGATCACAGAAACCGATAACGGAACGGCAGAGTCGTGGGTCCCGCGCTCTGAGTCGGTCAAGGGTTGGATGTATGTGTCGGTCACGCCGGTCATGACCGTTGGCGGCGGGCTTCAGTCGATTGTGAATACCCAACGACTGTACTTGGACCTTGGTACCGATATTCAAACTGGCGATCGCGTCATCGTTGATGGCGAGACATTCACGGTCGAAGATACGACTCGCGAGAACACCATCCAAGCGATGTTGACCGTATCGATGAAACGCGTCGGTATCTGATGTCAGAAGTACCGGAGTCGTTTCTACGATCGAAAAGAATCAAAGAGCTGGTAGAGCAAGCGGCTATGAAGACGCTGGAACTCGTCGGCGAAGAAATCAAAAAGAACGCTAAGTCACGGGCTCCTGTTCGGAAAGCCTACAAAGAGGGCGGCGTCAGGCCACGAACCAAGGCTGCAAGCCCTGCGCTGATCGCTGCAACGATTCGCAGTATCCAGAATAGGCGGGGACTTACCGATTACCAACGGAAGCGATACATCGCCGACATCAAGAACAGTCCTAGTGAATTCCGGGTTCTTGTCAATCGTCGGGGTTCGACCAATAAGAAGCAGCGCGCGAACCCACTTCTTCTTGGCGGGTATACGTCCAAGGTTTATAAGCCAAAGAAGACCGAGATCGGCGGCGTGGCGTTCCTGGATACAAATGCTACCGGTGTTGCTAAAACCAAACCGGGATGGCATTCAGCCAAGGGTCGACGCATCAATCCGATTTACAAGTTAGAGAAATTCACTCCGGGTACCACGTCGTATAAGGACAATTGGCGAACGAGTGACCGTTTCTATAAGCAGCCACAGATCGGATTTGAAGTTAAGCCAGGGTCAGCCTTGGACCAAGATCTCACATCTCAAGCTCGTCATGCCATCAAAACCGGAGAGGGACTGGTCAACGAAAAGGGCGAGGCGTGGCTTAACCTAAGTGTCAACTCACGTAAATCAGCTCAGGTTCGCTTTGGTGGCAGGCTAAAGAATTCCATCGAGTTAGGAACTTCCACCACAGGCAAGGGATATTCGATAAAAGTCTCAGCACCTGTTCCATATGCGAAATATGTCGAGTTCCCAACTCGTCATAATGCGGCTCAGCCGTTCCTCCTTCCAGCGATGAAACATGGCAAGAAGTTTCTGGAAGCTGCGATGGAGGGACAGGCAAGAGACCGAGGTCTTAACCCAAGGAAAAGTGGTTAGCGATGGCGCTTGTGTCTGTCGCGCCGATCAAGCATGCGCTCGTGCGCTACCTCAGAACGAACTCCGTTTTAAAGGCGGCGTTGTCGGGAGGCATTCACGAGGGTTTTGCACCGGCTGGAGCGAAGTATCCGTTCCTGACTTATCAAATCCATTACGCGCCGATGACGTACACCCATTCGTCCGTAATGACTGAGGCTGGGTTCGATATCTTTGTCTGGTCGACTGATAGCGTCGAGGCCGATAACCTTGACGCGCTCGTGCTATCGACTGTGCAAGATGCAGAGTTGGCGATAGACGGGCAGTCCACCCTTACTTGTCGCCGTGTCAGCGGTTTGTCGCTGCCTGATACGGATGGCGAGGGGAAGAAGATCTATCAGGTTGGCGGTATCTATGAGATATGGGCCGACCAACCGCTTCCCTCTACCAAGACCAGTAGCTTCTCGGCTGCTGCGGAACTTGCGTAGAAGATAAGAGAGGACGACATGGCAAAGAAACACGGTAAGAACGGCGCGATTTACCTGGGCGGGGCCATCGGCACCGGGACCAAGGTCGCAGAGAAGACGGAGTGGTCGGTCCAGCTGAACCGCGACTACGTCGACTCGACGTCGTTCGGCAATACGAACAAGACCTACCTGGCCGGTCTGCGGAACTTCCAGGGCAACTACAGCGGCTTCCTCAACACGGACGGCGACGACATGCTCGACGCTTCCGCGTTGGATGAGCAGCTCATCTACCTGTACGCTTCGGACGGATCGAACGGCAGTGCCACCGTCTTGGTCGCACACGGGTCGGGCTTCATCGACGCGAACGTGACCTCCTCGGTCAACGACGCGGTCAAGATCACCGGCGAGTTCAGGGCCCAGGGCAACTGGACCGTCGACCTCTAGGTCTAATGGCGGGCGGTTCCGACTTGGGGCCGCCCGCTCCACCCAACTCCTAGCGGAGGGGATACATGCCATTTTGGGGCAGCATGTTTGGCACTGAAGGAAAGGTCGTCGTACCTTCCATCGGGGCCGTCGTCGGAACGATTTCACGTTGGACGCTGAGGCGCGAAGAGTCAGGCTCAGGACCTCTGAGACCGATGACTCTTCGGGCCTCTTTTTCTTATGTCAACGAACAGCTCCTCATGGAGGACGCGTTGACTAAGGACATCATCGTCAAACTTAGGAAAGATACGCACTACAGGATCACCGGCGAGCGAATGGCGTTCGTCGACCAGGTGCTGGTAATGGAGGATTGCAAGCTATGGCTAGTCGAGGACTGAAGTCCACGGCACCCGATGATCTGTTCCGAACGGCGACTGCCACATTGGGTGGCGTCGAATACACGTTCAGGGAACTGTCGGTCAAAGATAACGATTCGTGTGTCCTGGCATCACGACAGCCAGATGGATCATTCGATGGTCGCATCATGATGCGCTTCATGGTGCTCAAGAGTTCGCTCGAACCGAAGATCACGGATACCGAACTGATGTCGCTGCCACAGCGGATCTATCTCCGGATGTGCGACATCGTCAGCGATCTCAACGCTGACGACGAGATCGATGAGACTGACGACGCTGAAGCAAAAAACGACTGAAGCCGGACGTTCTTCTGCGAATGGAGATCGCCAAGATGTTTGGCGGATGGCCGCACGAACTCTTGGCGATTCCCATCTCGGAATACTCCCGGCTTCGGGCGTACTACTTCGCCGTAAAGGATGCCGAGGCAAAAGCACTCGAAGATCCTGACGATCGAGATGAAGAAGATGAGTAGTTCATATGGCAGACGAAGGGTCTGGTCCCAGTCTTAGCGCAAGTATCGAACTACATGTTGATAGCTCCAATGTCGTTAGCGACATCACGACGGGCCTCGAAGAAGCACAGGCAGCAGTTGCTGAAGGCGTCAAGGTCAAAGTCGACCCGGTCGTTGATAAAGCTGCCCTAAAGCAGCAGGTCACAGCGGCCGTACAGGGAGCTCAGGTTGCCGTCCGGGCGGACGGCCAGCTTCAGGGCGGCCGTATTGCGCAGACATCCGGTGGCGGCCGGGTCCTTAGCTC